ACCTCCGCCACCACCTGTAATGGTAACCTCGGAGACTCCGGTAATGCGCCCCTTGGCATCAACAGTAAAGCGAGGGGAGGCAGTAGCAGAACCGTATGTGCCAGCAGTGACTGCCGTGTTCGACAAGGTGGACGAAATGTCTACATCCGATGTGCCATTGAAATTTACATTACCGGTGACATCTCCGGTTAGCTCAATGTTCCTGGCAGTAGAAAGTTGGTCTGCCTTGGTGGCTGTGCCAGTGAAAGTTGCGTCAGTTCCGTCCGTGCCGCTATCGAGAACTGAAGTGCCGTCTGTAGCTTTTACGTCTCCGGTGACATTGCCAGTGACATTGCCAGTTATTTCTCCAGTGACTCCTAGTGTCCCGGCAACGGTTGAATTACCTGTGGTAGCGTCTACGGTAAACTTATCGGTGTTAACATCAAGATTACCTGCTGAGGTTAGGGTTCCTGTGGATTTGACTGCCGACCCGGACAACTGCAAAGCGGTACTAGTAGCATTCCCGTCCTCCACGGTGTCCAAGGTTGTGGTGTCAATCCCTGTCGTAGATGCCGTCTTGAGCAACTCTGTGTAAGACTCTGCAATTGTCCTGTTTTGTAATGTACCCATTTATAACCCCCAGACTTTCTTAATCTTGCTCTTGGAATAATCACTACGAAACCGTGCTCCCTCACTGCATTCAGCCTTGTAATATCCGGCCCTCATGTTGTCCTTGAATGATTTCTGACGTACCTGACCAGTGAACGCAAATGCTTCAGGGAGTTCGTTACGCAGGTACAGTTTGCCTTCTCTCTCGATCTGGCGCGTGTTGCTTGGAACCAGTTCCTCCAGGGTTTCCCCATCTCTGGATTTAAACGTGTAAATAGGCATCGTTTCATAAAGGTGGGGCGAGGCACAGTGTTACCCATGCCCCGCCCCGTTGGTATTATGCGTAAGCAGACTTGGAGCGGAATACCACGAACCAATTGCTGTTTAAGGCAACGCTAGTATAGAATAATTTAAATCCTATAGTAGTCAGTTGGTTCAATGGGTCGCTCTTGTCAGGAGTGTCAGTCACGACGATCTTAGGACTCATCGGGCTGTCACCTGCGAGGGCTGGCACACCATAAGCATCTCCACCAGTAATGATGGTGCTATAGATTTCGCCAGCGGCAGCGTGAGTACCCTTAGCGCCCGATTCATCTTCCCGATATGGGTTGGTAGCTTCAACAACGCGAACGCCATGAATGGAACCAGCCTCACCCTTGTACAAGCCATTCACATCGCTGTACTTGTGTGCTTCTAGCCAGTCACTGTCGTTCATCAGGTCGCGAGACACTTGAGGCGGCATAATAGCCACATACCCACCATTGATCATCGGAGCACGATTAATCTTCAGGTTGGTGCAAGCATCGAGCAACTCAGTCGCAGCCAGGTTAGCCGAAGAGCTTGAGTCAGCAGCCAGGTTGGCCCAGGTGCTATTGCTGCTACCAGCGTAACGCTTGGTGCGGCTATCGGACTCATCACTGTCGCCACTGTTAACGAGAACATCGCGAACCACCGTGTCACACTTGAGGGCGGCATCTTGACCAGCGGTAACAGAGGCTTGTTTCAGCGTGTTAAGCAGGTCGGTAGCACTCATCAAGTCGGTAACACGAATCACCTCTCCGTATTGGGAAAGGGTCGCATCGATATTCTCCATCTCCAAGACTCGGTGATCACTATTTGCGATAGCAGAACCCTCAGAAAGAGTCATCACATTGTCAGTCTTGGCCTCGCCATAGCGGAAGAAGCGAACGGATTTAGCACCCGCATTCTTGGGCAGGGGAGACTTGTTAGCAAACTGGTCGAGCTTTAGCGCCTGTACAGCATAGTCGAGCAGCTTCTTATCGAAAAACGTCTGGAACTGGTTAGTTAAGCCTGTCGTAGACGTAGTATTGTCAGCCATTGTATTTTATCTCCTAGCCTCCTATCAGTGCTTGCCCTCCTCGATCATACTCGGCTGCGAGTCGTTCCAGCTTTTTGAACTGGTCTTCGTCACTAAGGTTATCAAACGATGCCTCTCCGGGTCTGTCTGCTGGTGGGCTACCACTAATACTCAGCTTTGATTTATATTCTTCTAGTTCTTGTTGAGTCTTTGCCAGTGAATCTCTTAACTCAGCCTCAGCACTTTTGCTCAACTGCATCTTAGCGACCTCTACTGCATCAAGGATGCCTTCGGGGTAATGGGTCAAGAATGGCTTACTCCGCATCAAGGCTTCTACCTTTTGATACAGATCTGATGTACGAGTATTAAGGTCGGGATTTTCCTCAGCAGCCTTCTCAAAGTGTTCGTTCCATTTTTCCTGAAACGCCTTTGCATCTGCTTCCTGGGCTTTTTGCTGGGCTTCGGTATTTACCTTTTCAGCCTGTTTCTTAGCCCAATCCGCCTTATCGTACTCACCATCAGCTTCCATTTGTTGAGCATAACGCTCGTAGTCCTTTGCAGTCTGGCCGTTAGCATCACGATATTCATCAGTCTGCTGTGCCTTATTGCGGTAGAACTCCTCGCGCTCCTTCTCAAACGCAGCTTTTTCCTCGGCTAAGGATTGCTTGTCCTCGTTGACCTTTTTCCAAGTCTTATCGAGCCTAGCATTATCCTTCTCAGCCTTGGTTGGCTTTGAGTCTTCTGATTCACTTGTCAAAGAACCATCGCCCTCCGCATCCACGGAAGACTCAGTTTCTGTTTGAGTCTCACCTTCCGGTGTACTTTCACCTGGGTCATTCCCCGGCTGTCTCTCCGGTTCCTGTGTTTCACCCCGGTCTATGGCGTCTGCCAAATTCTCTAGGGTCTCCAGCGTTACTTCTTCGTTTGTACTGTTTTGTACTACTTCACTTTCAGGTGTACTCATTTCATTTACGACAGGATGCTTAGTTTCGGGTTCTGCACCATCCTTATGCAGTCCCGTAGCTTAGGCCAGTTATTCGCTTAGGCAGTCGGCGCTCTCCCTACCCAGCGTAGTTATGGACTGTATCTATCGAGTTCTGAGGAGTCGTCCATGGCACTCTCAGTCTCGGATTGTTGCAGTGGTTTGGCTAAAGATTCCAGCGTCATCACCGCATTACTGAACCCACTAGCCGAACCACAATTATATTCCAAATCTTTTTTCTCATGTACTGCCGAAGCGTTGTGCCTCAGCGTCATGTTAAGTAAAACCCTCTTTAGCTTCTTACCTGTTTCGCTTTGGAAGAAAGATCTTAGCCTCTCACCGTCTTCCCTAGTCCATTCAGGTTCATGCCATTGCGACTCCATCTGCCGCAGGTGCTTCCATATTACCTTGATCTTCTTGAGCATTGTTTTCCATTAACTGTTTTCTCAGAGCTTTAGCCATATTCGGGTCAGTCTGATCCAACCCGGCCAACAATCCTTGCAGCCGCTCTGTCATCCTCTGTTGGGCTACCTCACTAAGCGGTTCTCCTATCGCTTCGCGTTGTTGCAGATATCCCAAAAGTACCTGTAATCTTAGTCCGTAGTTCTGTCCTTCCTTCACTCTGGCTGGGTAGCCCTTCTCTAGAATCGTAATTTTATGTGCCTCATCCTCGGCTTCATCCTGTTCTTTGAATTGTGGGTCACGAACAAGGCGCTTAATAAGCACAGGGTCATCCAATTCCATAATACTCTTGTCCAGTTCAACTTGATCCACCCATGGAGAACCCGCAAATAGTTGTTTTCGATGCACAGCCTGTTGCAGTTTAAGTGCACGATTAATGCCGTCCACACCGCCTTTTGGCTCAATAACGTACTCACTATGCAAAACTACGGGGTCAATTGCCTGGGTATCGTCCAAATAGCGGAACTGCAAGTCTCTGGAATCGTACTGCAACAACAAGCCCCACGCCTGACGATACACATTTGCCAGCGCCAACCGGAACACCCTAGCTCTCAGGTCACTGCTCTGGTGCATTAACTCGCCAATTGCTTGCACTTCCGTGGCTGTACGCCGTTCCTTAGTGTTAATCATCTGGCCCACACCAAAGTCAGGTACTGCTATACGTTGCTCGGCAATCATCCGGGCACTGGTCATCTCCTGGTCAAAGTTAATAGGCGGCTGTGGCATGGTCACCGGGGCAATCCCGTATGGCAGTATCTGACCCGGAGTCATCCGCAGGTTGGCGCTATTAGGAACCTCCCTCTCCGCACGGAATAACGGACGGTTGTACATGGTTGCTGCATCAGTCTTCTCGTTCCACAGCTTGCACAAATAGCTCTCATATGGGGCTAATTGCTCACAAACACCACGGGGAGAGTACCAACCCTTATCCTTAATCTCATAGCTAAAGTCCACAAACGGAGGCTCACCATGCTTGTAAGGCAGCTTCATAGGCTCGCGAAG